AGAAGAACTACGAGCAGTACAGTCGTGACCCTGCGGTGCATAAAGAGTACGGCAGAGCATGGAAACGGATTCGTGACAGCTATGTCAAGACGCATCCCTTCTGTGAGAGGTGCTTCGAGCAAGGCATCCTTGTCCCTGTTGATGAGGTACACCACAAGATTCCCATTTCACAGGGCGGCACCCATGACCGAAGCAATCTGATGAGCCTTTGCAAGAGCTGTCATAACAAAATACACCACGAGATTGGCGACAGATAAAGGCAGCCCTTACAAATAAGGACTGCCTTTCTGTTAATCGTGCAGACTCATATTTTTCAATGCTCTGAGCTGATCCCGCTTGGCGTAGATTACATTCAGAATATACACCTTACCGGATGCATCATCCGGTCTGTAGTAGATATAAAAGTTTTTGGCGATGATTTTCCGCACACCTCTGGAATGCCAGGGTTCCCGTTCTACGGGAGCAATACTGGAAGCCATGTATGTCAGCTTTTGTATCTCGCTGCGAATGGCACGAATGTAATTCAGTGCGACATCCGGGACTAACAAGGTGTATGCGATGTAGTCTCTGATTTCAAAAAGGTCAGCTTCTGCATCCGGTGTGATGATGATTTCATAGGAGTCCACTTATTTAAGGCTCCTTTCCAGATCGTCAAACACCGCACTCATTGGTCTGCCCTCACCGGCAATCGCCTGTGCGTAGCTGTGCTGGAGTTTTGCATCGAGTTCGGCATCAGACATTGCATCAACGGTCCTTGGCTCTGACGGAATCGTCAGGGAGAAAGGAACACCACGATGATAAATAATCTGACGGTAAAGAGAATTGATTACAACAGAAACAGGAACGCCGAGTTTCTGCAGGATTTCCTCTGCTTCAATCTTTACATTATTTTCAACGCGAGCACTTACGGTTGAGTCTTTCATATCAAACACCTCCTGTTGATTATATTGTAATTCGTTGTCTTGCAGATTGCAAGACATATTATATGAACTGTATGTGAATTTTATACCCCGGTAGGGGCGGTCAAAATCTCTGTGGCTTTAGGTCCCAGAAAACGGCGCCCCCTCAAACGCACAAAAACGGCGGTTCAAACAGGGTATTAAACCCCAGGGCGAGAAAGGAAATTAAAATTATGGCAAGAGACGGCACAAATCGTGGCGGCAGACGAGTGCGTGCCGGAGATAAACCGGCACCTGCCGCCGAAAAAATACAAAAAGGACAGCAAGTCCAGATACTGAAAAATGATATTCCCACACTGAGTCCCACAGAACTGGAGGCGGTTGACCTGCCGGAAGGTGCTGTGATGAATGGCGTGGATATGCCAAAGCCGAGCGACTACCTGTCGGCAAGGCAGAAAAACGGTGTTCCCCTCGGTGCGGATGAAATTTACAAGGAAACCTGGCTGTGGCTGAAAGAGCGAGGCTGCGAAAGACTGGTCAATCCAAGGCTCATCGAAGCTTATGCACAGGCTTTTGCAAGATACATTCAGTGCGAGGAAGCTACCAGTACCTACGGTCTGCTCGGCAAGCATCCGACCACAGGAGGTGTAATCACATCCCCATTCGTGCAGATGAGTCAGCAGTACCAGAAAAGTGCAAACCTTATCTGGTATGAAATTTATGACATTGTAAAGCAGAACTGTACTGAGGTGTTCGCGGATAACCCAAACGATACAATGGAGCTTTTGCTCAGAGCAAGGAGAAAAGGATGAAAACAGAACTTACAGAATTCATGAAAATATTGAAATGTAATAAACAGAATCTGACCTGCCAACAGTTTCGCACCATCAAGGGTCAGGCATTTGCAGGAGATATTGCAGGCGCAAAAAAGGGACTGGACAAAGTGCTGGAACGGAGGTGCGGCTGATGAGCAAGACTACGACTGAAATGCAGCTGGTGGATATCAATAAGCTGATTCCCTATGTGAATAACGCTCGTACCCACAATGCACAGCAGATCAATAAGCTTCGTTCTTCCCTCCGGGAGTTCGGCTTTATCAATCCTGTCATTATTGACCGGGACTTCAATGTGATCGCCGGCCATGGCAGAATCATGGCGGCGAAGGAAGAAGGCATCAACGAGGTACCTTGTGTGTTCGTGGACTATCTGACCGAGGCGCAGAAGAAAGCGTACATTCTTGCGGATAACCGTATGGCAATGGATGCGGGATGGGATGAGGAGCTTCTGAAAGTAGAGATCGAAGCTCTGCAGGCAGAAGATTTCGATTTAAGTCTGACTGGTTTCGATGAATCGGAGCTGGCAGGCTTTTTTGATACTGCGGACGATGCGAAAGATGATGATTTCGATGTAGATGCGGAACTGGAAAAGCCGCCTGTCACAAAAAGCGGTGACCTGTGGCTGCTCGGAAATCATAGGATGCTGTGCGGTGACAGCACTAAGGAAGAAAGCTACACCTTGCTGATGAATGGCAAGAAAGCAAACCTTGTGGTGACGGACCCTCCGTATAATGTAAATTATCAGGGCACCGCAGGCAAAATCAAGAATGATAACCTGGAAAACGACAAGTTTTATCAGTTCCTGCTTGATGCCTTCACTTGCATGGAAAAAGCGATGGCGGACGATGCCAGCATCTATGTGTTCCATGCAGATACAGAAGGTTTGAATTTCAGAAAGGCATTTGCAGACGCAGGCTTTTACCTGTCCGGCACCTGCATCTGGAAGAAGCAGAGTCTTGTTCTCGGCAGAAGTCCTTATCAGTGGCAGCATGAGCCTTGCCCGTTCCCGTGGACGCAGAACGGCAAGCATCACGGGTATTCCGATCGCAAGCAGACCACCATCTGGGAGTTTGATAAGCCGAAGAAAAACGGTGACCATCCGACCATGAAGCCTGTTCCTCTACTTGCCTATCCGATTAAGAATTCCAGCATGAGCAACTGCATCGTGCTTGACCCGTTCGGCGGCAGCGGCAGTACACTCATTGCCTGTGAGCAGACCAACCGAATCTGCCACACCATTGAGCTGGACGAGAAATACTGCGATGTTATCGTGAAACGCTATATCGAGCAGGTCGGCACTGCGGAAAATGTATCTGTGGTGCGTGACGGCAAGACCATCCGTTTTGATGACCTGGAGGTACATGCCGATGGAGAATAAAAACTTAACACTTGGAAGTCTGTTCGATGGCAGTGGCGGCTTTCCATTAGGCGGCTTGATTTCCGGCATTACCCCTTTGTGGGCATCGGAGATCGAGCCGTTTCCTATTCGTGTCACTACCAAACGCCTGCCGCAGATGAAACACTACGGTGATGTGTCGGCACAAAATGGTGCTGACCTCCCGCCTGTGGACATCATCACCTTCGGCAGTCCCTGTCAGGATATGTCGGTGGCAGGAAAGCGCAGCGGCCTTGACGGAGAGCGTTCTTCGCTTTTCTATCAGGCGGTGCGGATTGTGAAAGAAATGAGGTGCAAAACCAATGGCAAGTATCCAAGATTTGTGGTCTGGGAAAACGTCCAGGGAGCGTTCTCGTCTAACAAAGGCGAAGACTTCCGGGCAGTCCTCAGCTCACTGTGCAAAATCAAAAGAGAAGACTATGCTGTGCCTGAACTTCCAAACGGAAAATGGGACAATGCAGGCTGCATCATGGGAGAGGATTTCTCCCTCGCATGGCGGCTGTTCGATGCGCAGTATTGGGGAGTTCCCCAACGCAGAAAACGCATCTACCTTGTCGCAGATCTTGATGGCGGGAGTGCCGGAAAAATATTATTTGAGTCCGAAGGCGTGTCAGGGTATACTCCGCAGGGCTTCCGTTCGTGGCAAGGAACTGCCGGAAGTGCTGAAGAAAGCGTTGGAGCGTCAAGCCTGTGCTTAAACGACCAGGGCGGTCAGCGGATGGATGTGACAGAGGATTTTACCGCAACACTTCGTGCGGCATCCAACCATCCTCCGCTTGTGTTTGAAAATCACAGTCAGGACACCCGGTACAAGGGGCCTTTAAATGTGGCACAGACGGTGCTTTCCACTTACGGAACAGGCGGCAATAATCAGCCGTTCGTGCTGGAAACACCGAAGACACTGAAAATCCGTTCCGGCTGTGAGGGCGGCGGCAAGGGAGCTTTGATTCAGGAAAACAAATCCGCAACGCTCTCCTGCAACAACGACCAGACGGTGTTCGTACCCAAGTGCTACGGCATCTGTTCCAAGGACAGTAATTCCATGAAGTCGGACAATCCGCACAGCGGTTTCTACGAAGCGGAAACGAGCCGATGCCTGGATGCCAACGGCGGCAATCCGTCCTGCAATCAGGGCGGCATGGCTGTGGTGGCGGTGCAGGGTTCCATGATCGGCAGAGCCGAGAAGAACGGTCCCCAGGGCAGCGGCATCGGAGAAGATGTCAGTTTCACGCTCAATACGGCAGACCGCCATGCGGTTGCTTTTTCGCAGGAAGCCTATGACAAATATGTAGAAAACAATACGGGAAGTTCCCTTCGTGCAAGCGGCGGGATGTACGGCGGCGGTTCTGAAACCCTCGTCTACAGCACGAGCAAAAACTCCTATCATACCGAAGCGGAAGAAAATCTGGCGAATGCGCTGGTTGCTACCGATTACAAAGACCCTCCGACCGTAGCGGAAGAACCGCAGTACATTATCCGCAGACTTACCCCAACGGAATGTGCAAGGCTGCAGGGATTCCCGGATTGGTGGTGTGATGATCTCGGTACGGAAAATCCGACCGAAGAGGATATCGCATACTGGTCTGAGGTTTTTGAAACCCACAGAAAAATCATGGGAACTTCCACGAAGCCAAAGACGGAAAAGCAGATTATCAAATGGCTGAAAGACCCGTATTCC